TAGGTACAAATCCAGTAGTTGTAGGCGCACCCGCTTTTATTTCATCAAGCTCCTCTACCGCGTTTCCTACTGCTTTATCGAGTTCAGTAAAAGTTAGTCTTGCGCCGTCTATCTCTTGATTTGCTATTGAAAGTTTTTGTGCATTATCGGTAACTTCTTCCCCTAGTGATAGAAAGTTTCTTCGTACCTGTTCTAACTCCTCATTTAATTTTGCAATAACAGGGCTTTCTTTAAATAGGGCTTTTGACTGTTTTTGCATTGCTGGAGTTTCTTTTCCTAATTGGGCTGCTATTCCTGATGGTGTTGTAAACTTATTGAAGAATTTTTCTACACCTGATTCTTTTCCGTAAGGATCCCCTGCTGCGTGTCGTGCTATATTAGCTACTCTGATTTTGTTTTCTTCGTCTTTTATTTGTTGAGCAATTTCTCTCATTCGAGCTGTATTTTCGTTTTGAGTTGTTATTACACTGCCGTCTGTACCGAATTTCGCTATTGTTTGTTCATATCCTTTAACTGTTTTACCTTGCTCTGTTCTAGCCGCTTCAGCTGATGCAACTTTGGCTTCTGCAAGTGCTTTTTTTGCATTATACAAACCATTTATATGATGATTTGCTGCTTTATGCATTGCTCCACCAATTAGATTTGCTGCTCCTGTAGCTCCTCTTTGGAAGGGTGAGTTATCATCTGTAAATCCTTCCTTAAATGAATCTTTTAGTTGTTGTTTAAATACTTGTTGTTGAAATCTAGGGTCTAATGGAGTACCTCCATAAGTTATTTTCATAATATTATTTGCAACTTGTTTACCCATTTCATCTGTAAGTTGTTTTGCTATATTTTTACCGAAATCTTTAAATGCGTCTTTTTCTCCTCTTAGTGCTTTACCTAAAGATGTTCCTAATTCTTCTGTAAGACCTTCCATTGCCATTTTATTAATTCTAAATAAAGTTTTTTCCATTAACATAGTAGCTGCTAAAGTATCTAAAGCAGTTTCTTCCATTAATTTTGCATTTTTAAGTTGAGCTTCTCTAATTTTTTTCTCTTCTGCACCTAAGTTATCTGTTATGTTCTGCTCTGCTTGAAATACTGCTGTTTGTGCTTCAAACATTTTCTTCATAGCACCTGCAGTTTTATACGCCGCGTCTGCATCTTTTTTCTCTCCAAATACAGAGTTAGTTGTACTAGCAACTTGTTGTTGTGCTATAGCCATCATTTGCATAATTTCTACATTTGCCATTGCTAAGAATTTATAGGCTTCCATTTTACCTAGTACTATATCTAACTGTTTCTCATATGCTTCTGTTTCTTCTGTAGTGTTACCTTGTGCCTTTATAAGCTGCTGTAATGATAATACCATTTGTTCTTGAGATATTATAACATTCTGATAAGGAACTTTTGGTAAGGCTTGCGCAAACTGATTAATCTGTTTAGACGCGTTTGCAGTTGCTTCTTGTAGGGATTTACCAGCTTGTCCTGATAGTACATTCTCTGCTGAATATTTTCTCATTGCTCCTACAGAACTATTTAATAGTACAGGATTTGTTTCTAGTTGCTTATTAAACTTTGCAAATCTAGGGTCAAACTTAGTTAAAGTGTCAAAAGTTTTTGACAATTCATTTCTAAGGTTTATTACTTCTTCGTTATCTCCTCCAAGAGCTTCAAACATGGCATTATACTCTGTTATTCTGTTTTGTAAATCAGCACTTTGAAAAGCATTACCAATTGATTCTATTTCTTGGCTACGAGTAGCAAACATGTCTTTATCAAAAACTTTAGCTGTTCTTTCTAGTTCGTCGTTTAATCCTTTTTGTGTTTCTGTAAGTTTTTTAGTCTTATTTTCTAGTTCTTCTATTGTTTTATCTACACCTCTAAATCTTTCATATAAACTTTTTCCCATCTGGACAAGCATAACTGCTATTCCAACAAACCCTGCAAATCTCATTATACCATTAGCAACTTTACCTAAAGCTACAAAACCCATTTTTATTGTACCCATAACTTTACCGTGCTCTGCTTGCATAGTGTAAAGTTCCATCACAAATTGGGCTCTCATTCTTGCAAAACCTCTAGTGGATTCTACTACCATCTGTTGTCTTTGTAGTTTAAGAAGATTGAATGTTCTAGTAGCTTCTGCTCTACTAACATTTTCAAAAGTAAGTAAACTAGTTGTTTTTGTTTTTAAAGAATTTTGGTATTGAGCAACATCTTTATCAGTATAATTACCTGCTAACATTCTTTCTTTTCTTGCTTTTGACTCATTAGTATTTCCATCTAAGAGTAAATTACCTAAATTTTGTTGAATCTGATTAGAAGCTCCTCTAGTATCTATTTGAGGGATTGCTTGTCTAATTAGTCCACCAGATATAGTCGCTGCAAATACACCTAAAGCTGCAGTAGCCGATTCTATATTTTCTACTAAGAATCCACCAAAAAATTCTGCAATTGGCCCTATAAAGTTTCTAAAGTTATTTAGAACTTCATCAAAAGCAACGCTAAGTTTGTTTAATTGGTTGACTGAATCGTCTCCAAGCATTTCTGCAATAGCTCCGTATCGCTCTTCTGATTGACGAAGAACTTCGTTTGCAACGGCTTGGGATTTTTGAAAAGTGGTAAGTTGATTTTTGTTAAGACCTAATGCAGAAGCATATCTTATTGATGCTTCTTCTAATCTTAGAATAATACCGAGTTCGTCTAGTAATTCGGGTTCCGCTTTGGTAACACCACGAACAAGACGATTGAATGAGTCTGTTACATCTCGACCGAGTGCAATAGAGACAATTTTAGCACTTTCACCAAGTTCTTTTAACTGACCTGGTGATAGTCCTGCAGCAAGTCCGATAGCTGCGGCTTGTGAAGCTTCTTTGAATGTTATCTGAGCTGCGGTAGCTGCTTGAATTTCACGAGCAATAGTTTTCATTGCTCTACCTGTTGTAGCTGCAAAAGCTTCTTGACCTTCCATAAGTACTCGGAAGTCAGCAGCATCTTTTAGAAATCTAAATAAAGCATCAATGGCGAATAACTGAGCGGCTAAAGTAGCGTATGCAGGAACTAGCCCTCCTGTAATACCCTGAGACATCTTACTAAAGTTTTTAGTAACATTGGATGACATTTGTGCCACACCTTTTCCGGCACGGTCAGCTGATGATGCGTTTTTATCTAATTGATTAAAACCTGCTCCAGCTTTTTTTGCATCCTTTTCTACTTTATTTAATCCAGAAGCAGTGACCTTAAAGTCTACCTGACCTCCTGATTTCTTTTTTCCTCCTGCCATTTACCTTTTCCTTTTAGCTTCCTTTTGCTTTCTTGCTACCTCGGTGTTAATCGAGTCGGCTCTTTCTCTATCTATTGATTTCATAAAGAACACAACTGTCTTTTTATCTTCTATTTCGTAAATGTCTAGTAATTCTCCAAGACCTGACAAATTTTTCCCCATATACATACCACTCATACCGTCCCATGTATCTTGTAATAGACTACACATAAAAAATGCCAACTGCACTTCATATGGGTATATATCTATAGCAGGAGGCATCTTATCAGGGTCGGGCTCTTGGCCTAACTGTTCGCATACAGCGAGATATTTATCTAAGTCAATGCTTGTTTCTTTGTATTGTCTTTTTAATAAAGCAAGTATTTGTTCTACTTGCTTTTGGTAAAATTTTCTAAATCACCTAGCATATCAGAAACCCAGCTATCAAAATCTCCAGAATTTTTTAGTAGTAATTCTGCGTTATCTGATGAAAACTCTAAACAGTCATCAGCGTTTACGTCACTAATGTCTACTAATAAGAGCTCGTTTAAGTAAGAATACTTTAAACCTTTCCAATCTTTAATAACTGCTTTAGAGTATTCTACTAAAAATTTATCGTTATCAAGTTGCTCTTCGTATGCTCTAGTTCTTTTATTTAGAACTTGCTTTATTGCTCTGCTTCTAAGTTTTAGCAATTCTTCTCTTGCTAAGTATGTTAATTTTACTGCGAAACCGTCCATTCCTGGAAACTCGATTTCGACTGTTTTACTTGGAGTTAATAAACTCTTCAGTGAAACTTTTGGTTGTTTTTGTTCCGTCATTTTTTATCCTAAAAAGTGGGAGAGCCTAAGCCCTCCCGAGTTTGTTTTACTACGATACGTAAGTAAGTTTTACTTCGTTTGTAGCTGATGCAGCCGTACCTGATGATAAGTCTGTCGGTAAACCGTGGAAAGCCACGTCTACTGATACTACGTCATCAAAGCTGTGTGTTGGTAGTTCTAGATGAGCTTTGTCTACTTCAACGTCTACTTTTGGAGTGTTTCCACTTCCTCCAATAGAGAATTTCAAGTCAAAAGCGTTAGTAATAACACCTCTTGATTCTTGTAATCTTTCAAATAAGTCTAATGACCCATTTGCTGTATCGTTTAAGTAACAGGTAAAGTTACCTGAAACTGATCTTGTTCCCATTACATGTCCTAATGGTAGGTTAACTGAACCTAGTGTTTCTGGTGTTAAATAACTTAGATTGTTTTCAATCGTAATGTTACCACCTGTTAGTGTTACTCCGTAAGTTACATCATTTGTTCCATCAACTGCTAATGCACCTAGTGTACCATCTGATGCTGATACATCAAAAATGATTTCTAAATCTGTTAGCTTTTGTCTAATAAAATTGCCTGTTGAACTTATTCCTTCGTTTACTATGCCTAAAGCTGTAGTTCCTGTCACACTGTTACCAGAGTCTGTTGCTCTAGTTTCTAAAGTTGCTACTTCTTCTACACTTTTACCATTTCCAGACCAGCCAATTTGTGCTAATCCATCAATATCAAAGTCTATTGAAGCTGAACCTACTGAACAGTCTGCTAGTTTATAAACCGTTACTCCGTCTGTACCAGTTGTATAAGTATTGCCTTCAGAATCCTTAGATGCTCCTAGTACAAAGAATAAATCAAATGTACCTAAAGTAACTTG